ATTGAACAAACTCAAACAATTGATAGAAACAAAGTAGCATTCTCATATAATGCTCCTGCCGCAAGTTATGGAGCATATATTGATGGAGTAGCACAAACAAATGTTACTGGTACTGCTCCATATCAGGTGTCTACATATAATCAGTTCAATATTGCTCCGTTTGTTGGCAAACCATTCTCTGGTACTATTGGACGCTTGATTTACTGGTCAACTAGAGTAGATGATAATCAAGTAGAATTGATTACTACATAATGGTATAAATATAAATAACTCAGGCACAAATTACAACGTCGGAACAGAAAACCCATGGCTGCTATTATCTCTGATAAATTTAGAATTTTTAATGCGACGCAATTCCTTGAATCGCTCAGCGAAGGTCCTAACGACGCTAGTGCTGAAAGGTCACGTATGTATTTCTTCGTAGGTCGTCCACAACCTTGGGCAGCATACTTAGAAATTTACTCAAAGTCTACTACTGGATTTACAGTTGGTAGAGAAGTTTTTGTTGGCACTTCTGCTGGAGACTACGGCAGTACTGCTTTTAGAGGAACTATTTCCGCTGTTTACGAAAACGCTCTTCTTCTAACAGACATTTTTGGTAGTGGCACTCCTGCATCTTCTTCTGTTCCAACTGTAGGAAGCACTATCTCAGAGACAGGCGATGCTGGTTCTACAATTACTGCTGGCGTAAGTGCAAAAACTGGTGTTTATCGTTATGGAACGGAAGATGTTCCACCTCTACCTTTAGACAACCAGAGAGAAAAGAGAGATATTTACGACGAACTTATTGCAGCAAAGAGAATTACAACAGTTTATGCAAGAAGTGTTATTCGTCGCTATAACTGGAATCTTGCCGCAAATCCAAAGTTTGATATGTGGAAACCTGATTATTCCGCAACTCCTACTGGTGGCGGTCAAACAGGTAAGGAAACAGCAACGGGAGAGTCCAGCATTGCAGATGCTAAGTTCTATGTAATGAATTCAACATATGAAGTTTGGAAGTGTCTATACAATGGACAGACTCCCGCTAATCCACTAGGACAAAATGCATCGGAAGAACCATCAACTGCAAGTGGAAATTATAACAGTGGTACTGGTCTTTATACAGAAGCAACTGGAGCTGGTTATATTTGGAAGTATATGTATACTATTCCAACTTCGGATGTTCTTAAATTCTTGTCCTCGGACTTCATGCCAATTGTTCTTCCAACAGATCCTTCCAGAATTGGTGTAGGATCACAAGTTGTTGATGGAGCTATTGACGCGGTATTGATTGAGGATGCAGGTGCTAATTTACCATCATCCGCAACACTTTATGCTGGTATCCAAGGAGACGGAACTGGTGGTGTAGTAAGATTTGTAACTAATGGTGCTGGAACTATTACTTCTGCTTCTGTGCAGTCTCGTGGATCTGGATATACATATGCAAACATCATTCTTTCTGATGGATTTGTCTTCAGCAACTCTGGTCTAACAAGTACAGTTAGTGTAGGAAATAGTGCTCGTGGAGCAATCGAAGCAATTCTTCCTCCAGAGGGTGGTCATGGATCAAACCACGAACAAGAACTCAACGGTAAGCGCGTGATGACAAATATTCGCCTCACCTATGCCGAGGGTGATGGTGACTTCCCAGTCGATAATGACTTCCGCAGAATTGGTCTTCTAAAAGATCCATACAAAGAAGGAACTACAACATTTGAAGATAGAAGTACGGTTTCTGGTCTAAAAGCAATCAAGATTAGTGGTGCTACTGCAGATTATATTGCAGATGAAAGAATCGAACAAGTACAAGGTTCTGTGACAGCATATGGAACTGTTGTTTCTTGGACTCTCGATGAAGGATCAGTTACAGATGGTGTACTAAGATACTACCAAACTAATACAGAACATTCATATCAAGGAAAAGTCAGAGATTTTGCTTCTAATGGTTCTCAACCAATTACTGGTGCTCAATCGAATTCTTCTGGATCTGTAGTTACTGGATATAATGGATCACTTCTAGGTTCTACTTTTGTTTCTGGTTTAGCAAAAAGTGATCTTGAAAATAATTCGGGCGAAATCATTTACATTGAGAACCGTCGTCTAATCACTCGTGCTCCTGACCAGATTGAAGACATCAAACTTGTAATTGAATTCTGATCTTCAGATTACTTCGCTAAATACTAGGGACAAGATGCTAGTATTTGGCGGAGTACGATGCCACAGAAGACTAACCTTAATGTAAATCCTTACTACGACGATTTCGACGCAGATAAGAATTTTTATAAAGTACTATTTCGTCCTGGATATTCTATTCAAGGGCGTGAATTAACACAGCTCCAATCAATTTTACAAAATCAAATTGAGAGTTTTGGAAAATACTCTTTCAAGCAAGGAGAACTTGTAATACCTGGAGAGGTTAGTCTCAATACAAAACTAAACTATGTAAAATTATCTTCTGTATCTGAAGTAGCGGTAAATGAAGATAATAATATTGTATATAAAAAATATGATATTACGCAACTGATTGGACAAACTATTCAGGGATTGACTTCTGGTGTTGAAGCAGTAATTCTTTCTGTGAATTTAGCAACAGATTCTACTGCTGATACCCTTTACGTAAATTATATCACCAGCGGAAATTCTAGTCAAGAACTTACTTTTAGACAAGGAGAAACTCTAGAAGTAGTTGATGGAGTAAACACTCCTCTAATGGTTGTAGGCACTGATGGAAGTGTTCTTCCAACTAGTATTTCTGTCAGGAATCCAGATACAGACCAAACTATTACATTAGAAAGTCCAGCAATGGGATATGCTTCTGCTGTAAAAGTAGAAGAAGGAATTTATTTTGTCAATGGATATTTTGTAAAAAATAAAGAAGAACTTTTAGTTGTTGATTCATATTACAATAAGCCTTCTGCAAAGATTGGATTTACTATTGTAGAAGATATTGTTACACCAGAAAAAGATTTATCGCTATATGATAATGCTATTGGTTCTTCAAACCAAACTGCTCCTGGAGCACATCGTTTACGAATTCAGTTACAACTTAAAAAGTTTGAACTAAATGCAATTACTGATAAGAATTTCATCCAAATTATTACAGTATCACGAGGAGCAATTCAAAAGAAAGTAACAGCAACAGACTACAATTTATTAGAACAAACTCTTGCTAGAAGAACATATGATGAGAGTGGTGATTATGTAGTAGAAGATTTTTCTGTCAATATTAGAGAATATTCACAAAGAAATCAAAATAACGGTGTCTATTCTGCTGATGAGTTTGGATTGTATAATGGTCTTTCCGAATCAGAAGCATCAAGAAAAATGGTTGCCAGTGTTGGTCCTGGCAAAGCATATATTAAAGGGTATGAAATTGTCAATAAAGAAACGAAGTTTTTAGAACTCAATAAAGCAAGAGAAAGCACAAGTTCTGAAAATGTCATTGTCAAAGCAAGTGGACTTCCAACATTTAATATTACTAATGTTTTTGGAAGTGTTCCTCTAAACAAAGAGGGTTCTCAATTAACTGCGTATCCGACGATCTTTTTATCAAATCTATTTAATGATGGATATGTTGGATTGAACGGAACCGAATCTAATGACAATTATAGAAGTTCTATCAGTAGAAGAGGTAAATTTTTTGATTCTAACATTGGTATCAAAACTTTAACTCTGCAAATTATTGATGATGATTATGCAATTGAAACAATCAGTAAAAATGATTTAGAAAATACATTTGCTAATCTTTGGTATGTGAGAACAAGAGCAGCAGAAAATATTGTTGATTCTGTTGAAGTACTATCTTTTAGTAAAGTTTTCAAACCACAAATAAATCCAGCACAAGGAGAATCTGCAAAGTACTTAGAAATTACTGTTGCTGGAAATAAAAAAGATTTAGAAAATGTTCTAATAGAATATGACGAAACTTCATTCAATAAAAGAAGAGTTCTATTTTTATCGGAACAAGATGCAACTTCAGATGAAGTAGTTCTTAATGCGAGTGAAATAGTACCAGGAAGAAAATACAAGATTGTATCTGCATCAAATACCAACTGGACTGAAATTGGCGCAGACAGTCCAGATGAAGGAACAGAGTTTGTTGCTAATAATGCAACACCAACTGGTCAAGGAACAGTTATTGATTTATCAGCTTCTAAGTTTGCTGAGATAATCGATTATAGCAATACAATTACTCCTGTTATAGGAACAATAAAACCAAATAACTTTTACTTACAAGAAAGGGGAGATGGATTCAATCCAGACTCTGATATTATTCTTTCTAAAGGTGTATTGGATCAAGGTGGAGAAGCATATAATGCAAAATATGCATTGTCTTATTTCGACCCACAGTTCTACACTAAAATTGTTTTAGATAGTATTATTACACAGGGAACTTATGATGTAGGTGAATATGTTTATGGTTTAACCAGTAAAGCATATGGAGTTGTGGAAGGCGCATCCAATGGGGTTTATTCAACGGGAAATATTCTTTTCATAAAAACACTCTCTGGAAAATTCCTTCCAGGAGAAACAATTAGAGACGAATCTGGCAATTTATTAAATATCGCAAAAGAAAATACAATTTCTCATCTGATAGTACAAAAAAGAGGAAATGGATATCCTTCTACTACTAAGATAAAAATAAATGGCGTTGTCTATAACGATAGTCAAATTTTACTTAGTCGTTTAGGTCAATCAATTTATAAAGCTGATATTTTAGACAAAGCATCAGTATCAGAAGAATATACAATTCCACCTGTAGTGACTTTAGATACCGATGGAGCAACAGTTGCTGAGCAGGCTGTTATTGTACCAGTTCTGAACAGAAATACTGTAACTACATATGCACCAAATAATGTAAAATCCTTAGGATGTAATTATGGATCTGGCGGAATTAATCAATTTACAGCAGATGTAATATTAGATAATAAAGACTATGCAAATCTATCTTCAGTAACTGATTTTACTTTCTTTGGTTCTAAAGGAAATAAGTTTTTAGAATCTACAAGTTTCAATTCTGATGCTAGTTCTATTGTTTCTCAAGGAGACTTAGTACAATTCTCTGATGTAGAAAACAATGTAATTAGAGGCATAGTACAATATGCTACAATACAAAAGGGATCATCTAAAACTAGAATTTATCTAGACGAAACTTTATATGCTGATGTAAGTAATACTAGTGTTGTCTTATTACGTCCCAAATTACAGAACATAAATTCAGGAACTCTTTTATTCCCAACGGGAGGAAAAGAAGTAAAACAAATTTCTGCTGGCGGTGATGATAGCAAGATCAAATATTACTTCCGTAGAGATTTTGTTACCGCTGGATCTACTGGTGGGGGCATTATTACATTTGCAGCTCAACTTCCATTTGGTACTCAAAGATTTACAACTTTCAACGAAAAGAATTATGTTATTACCGTCTTAGATAAAAAGGATGCCGACTTAGTTGAAAACGGTGATCTGATTTACATTGATCCAGACAGTGTTAGTATTGTATCATCTACAGACACTGCGAGTGGATTAACATCAGGAAGTCTAACTATAGAATTGCCATCTAGCTATTTCAATACAAATGTATCAGCAGTTGCAAACTTTACAGCACCAGAACTAAAACTTACTGCAACTGTAGAAGTAGAAAACGCGAAACCAAGACTAAAAACAGCAATCAAAAATAGAAGAATTGTAGTTGATTCTTCTGGAGATAGAGTAGTTCCTCTTAGAGGAACAAATTATGATAGTGATGTTGTGGAAAAACTATCATACTCTGACGTTTATAAAATAAGATATATCTATGAAGGTACGAGTACACAACCACCAGAAGTTGACAACTCAGGCAATCTTATTTCTGGAAAAGATGTAACTAATAGATTTACCTTTGATAATGGTCAAAGAGATACAATTTATGATGTTTCTAGAATTGTAATTAGACCAGGATTTGAACCAACTGTCGGACAGCTAATTATTGGATTTGATTATTTTGAACACTCTCAAGGTGATTTTGCAACAATTGATAGTTATTTACATGAAGCAGGTGTATTAGAAGATGAAATTCCTACATTCAACTCATCAGTTCTTGGAAATATCAATCTAAAAAATGTTATTGATTTTAGACCTAAAGTAAATTCTAATACTATTGTTCCTGGTTATCAGGACACTTCATCTCTAGAAGTAACTTCTAGTAATTTCACTGGATCTGGATCTGTTGTTTCTAGCACTCCTGCGCCAGATGCAAATTTAGAGTATACGTTCTCATTTAGTCAAGTAGAGTATCTCGATAGAATTGATGGTATTTTCTTAAACAAAAAAGGTGAGTTTGTTGTCAAAGAAGGTAACTCTTCATTGAACCCATCTAAACCAGATGATATAAAAGATGCTATTCCATTGTTCTATGCTTACATTCCTGCTTTTACACCAAGCAGCAAAAATGTAAGAATTACTCCAGTTGAACATCGTAGATATACGATGAAGGATATTGGAAAATTAGAAAAACGTATTGAACGTTTGGAATATTATACAACATTGAGTATTTTGGAGCAACAAGCTCTAAACATGCAAGTCAAAGATAGTGTTGGTCTTGATAGATTCAAGAGTGGTTTCTTTGTTGATAATTTTGAATCTCATAGTATTGGTTTCCTATCATCTCCCGATTATAGATGTTCTATTGATAGCAGACAATCTGTATTAAGACCACAATCAAAAGAAGATTCAATTGATCTAAAAGAACTATACACAAGAGAAGATCAAAGAACGGTTGCTGGTTATAAGAAATCTGGTGATATTGTTACGCTTCCATATACTGAACTAAAACTATTAGGAAATGATTTTGCTTCTAAAACTATCAATCCAAATCCATTTGTAGTATTTCAATATGTTGGAGAGGGACATCTTTCTCCACAAATAGATCAATGGTATGCCGATACTATTGAACCATTAATTATTGATACAAATACAAATTTGTATAATATTTTCTTAGCAAAAGAAGACCCCAAAGAAAGTTTGTCTAGTCTATACAATTCATATATTGTAAATTGGGTAGGAACTTCTACTGCTTTCAATCCAATAAATTCATTGGGAGAAAACAATTCTCTAGTCTCCAAGTCTTCTGTACAGGTTGCTTCTGTTGGCAGTAGTTCAAATGTAAGTCCACAAAATAATGATCTCGCAAAAGGTGTCATATCTAAAAAAGTTGGAGAAAATATTGTATCATCTTCACTGCAATTCTTTGCAAGGTCGAAACCAATCAAGTTTGTTATAGAGAGACTAAAACCAAATACTAATATTTCTGTTTTCCTAGAAGGTAGAAATATTAATCGTTGGGTAAATCCAGACTTGAGATTTACTGGAACTGCTGGTAACTCTTTATCTGCTTTCAATGGTCAAATAAAAACAGATAGTAATGGAAATGCAAGTGGTTTGATTCTACTTCCATTTGGTTATGCACCAAAAGAAAATTCTTTATGGGAAGGTGACATCTCTACTGTAGACTATGATACATCTTCCGAAGAATTGAAGTTTACTACAGGAGAACTAACATTTAGATTTACATCTAGTGATACAAACGAGGACAAAACATCTGTAGATACATATGCAGAAATTAAGTATTATGCTTCTGGTCTGCTTCCACAGAATCCTTCAAGTATTGTATCAACAAAACCTTCATACTTCAAATCAAATGAGGGTGTTCAATTCGTTGACAGTAATACAGATAATCCAATAAAACCAAATCCTCTTGCACAAATATTCAAAGTTGAAAATTATGAAGGTGGAGTTTTTGTAACTGGAGTAGATTTATTCTTCAAAGAAAAGAGTGCTACTATTCCTGCAAGAGTTTATCTAACAAATGTAAACTATGACAAACCAGCAAAAAATATAGTTCCAGGAACAGAAAGATCATTATCTCCAGAAACATATTTGAAGTGTTTCTCTACAGGATCTGTTTCAGTTAAAAAAGGTGAGTATATAGTTGGATCTACTTCTGCTGCTTCTGGACCAATCTCCAGAATAATTGATAAAAATGGAGTAGAGTTAGTTGCAAATTCACAAGAAATTTTCTCACTAACAAATGAGCAAGTATATACACTAGTGCTATCCAATCACAATGGAAAGTCGTTCCGTCAGAATGAAGATTTAGAAGTTCCATCAATTACTACAGCAAATGCTGCAAATGGAACTTCACTCAAATTGAAAATTGCAAAAGATAGTGGAAAACTCTCTGACATTATTATTAAAGAAACAGGATCGAATTATGATAGTGCTGTTCTTACAATAGAGAGTCCACAACTTCCTGGTGGATCAGTAGCAACTGCCCAAGTTAGTGTTTCCAATGGAAAAATTTATAATGTGGATATTGCAATTTCTGGTTTTGGATACACCGAAGCACCATCAGTTGTCATCAAGGGCGTTGGTAATGGCGCTGGAGGATGTGTAATTGAAACTTTGATAGAGATAGATACCCCAGCAGTTAGAATGGGCATAGCAACCGATTTCGAAGGTCTCACGGAATCTACTACACCAACTAACTTTATGTTTGATTATCCAGTTTATTTGGAAAATAATACAGAATATGCACTAGTAATAGAAACAGATTCTACCGATTATAAACTTTGGTCTTCTAAGTTAGGAGAAACTGATATTTCAACCAGTACTGTTATTACGAGTCAACCATCACTTGGATCTTTATACAAGTCACAAAATACAGAAAATTGGACAGAAGATCTGGATCAAGATTTAAAGTTCAATATGTATCGTGCCGAATTTGATACTAGCAGAACTGCTGAGTTGTTACTGAAAAATTCTCCACTTAGATATGAAAAATTAACTGCAAATGCATTTGAAACTGATGCTACTGCTGGATCTACCGCGACTTCTAATTTGTTTAGAGGAAATGCCAATGTAGTCAAAGTAAATCATAGAGATCATGGATTTGAAGGAGATGGAAATTCGTATGTATTTTATAGAGGATCTGGATCAGTTGGTGGTTTGAATTCTTCAGTATTCAATACAAATCTTTTCGAAGTTGTAAATTCTGGAATTGATTCTTACAATATAATTGTTCCTGGAAAAGCATCTTCAAATGATATTTCTGGTGGCGATAGATTATATGCTACTTACAATAGGAAATACGAAACTCTATATCCACAAGTTAGATACATTACTGTTTCTGGAACAAAAATAGAAACTTTTGTAAAAACCACTAATATTGTTCCCGTAGATTCTGCAGTAATAAATTACAATTCTTATTCACAAAATGATTATGAAAAAACATTCTTGAATGAGACTCATTATTTTAATAATCAAAAAGTTATTGGTTCCCCAATAAATGAAATTCTCAATGATCTTGATAATTCTTTAGTTTACAAAATAAACCTGACCTCTGATGTTTCATATTTGTCTCCAGTGATTGATTTGTCTAGCTGTTCAGTAAAAACTGTTTCTAATAGAATTGAAAATCCTGTTGGCACAGAAAAAAGATATGGAAGACAAAATCAGATTCTAGAATTTTATCCAGTTTACACATTCGCTCTTGCAACTAATACACCAGATATTACTTACACAAATAATAAAAGTATAAAAGGAGTTTCTTCTGAAGCTGCTGGTCAAATAGTCAAGATTGATGGAACGAATGCATACGTAAAACTAAAAACAAAACAAGGATTTATTCAAGGAGAAGAACTACAACTAGAACAATTTGTCAATGATAATAATCCCCCAACTATTACAGTTGGAACTTCACCATCATTGATTGTTCCTGTTATCAATAGTTCTACTCAATCTGCTGCTGGAGAATCTATTACTATTACTGCTAGAAATCCAATTACTCCTACAGTTACGTATGATAATATTATTAGTGGAAGATCAATTATTTGGAATAGAAATTCTAGAGAATTGACCCTAAGAAACGATTTTAGACCAATCAATGACGATTACACTGGAAGAATTATTGATAACGATTTGTTTACAAGGGCATCTAGTTCTAATAATCAATCTAGTGACATCTTCCGTGTAGGAGATATTATAGAATATCCAGCACAACCTGATGACGAATCACTGTTTATGGAAGTATCTAAAGTTAGATATGAAAATGGTGTTGATTATGTAGAAGAAGACACTTCAAATAATAGTTCTACAATTTCCAAATATGTAACTAAAGAAGTTTACATAGCAAGTCCAGCTACTTCTATTGATGTCCACTTATTAGCAAACCTAAAAGAAATAGAAAATATTAAAGTTCTATATAAGTTCAAAAAATCTTCAAGTCAAGAAAACTTTGATGATATTGAGTGGATCTATTTCAATGATGATGGATATCCCGATACCAACGAACTTGCTAATAGCAACAATACAATTTCTAGTGTTGTTGAAAAACAATCTTCTTATCAAGATCTAAAATATAGTGTATCAGATCTCCCCGAATTTTCTTCGTTTGCTATCAAAGTTGTAATGCTTGGATCTGATCCAGTATATGTTCCTAAGGTTCAGGATATTCGTGCAGTTGCAGGATTCTAATGAGTTACATAAGAGTCAAGGGTCATGATGGATTACTTCGTGATGATAGAACAGGTGCAATAATCAATCATGACCCATCAGCAATAGAAGCCAGAAGAAAATTGAAGTCTCTAAACACTGCTTTGGAAGACATAAATATTTTGAAGGATGAAATTTCTGAAATAAAAAGTTTACTAAAAGAGCTAATCAAAAATGGCAATTAGAAACGTAGCAAAAACATTTACGTTTGAGCAACAAAGAAGAGAGATTAATAATCTTTCTGGAGACGTAGGTGATATTACAAATTTAGATGTTGATTCGTCTACAAATCTCGTTGATGCTGTAAATTTAGTTTATGACGCACTTACTGCTGCAGAAGCAGGAGTTATTGGACTGCCAACCGATGGTTCTTATACAAACAGCACTTATGCAGTTGTTCTTGATCAAAACACAAAAGTAGCAGATGCTGTAGATGGATTGAATACTTTTTTAGGAAGAATTATTCCTCCTCAACCACAGAATATTTCAAATATATCTATTGATCTTGACTCATATTCTTTGTATAGATACTGCTCGGGAGTAACTGGATTAGACAATGGTATTACTTCGTTACCAGGAGCAGGAAGCACAATCAAAGTTATTAGAACTGCAAATTATACCACAGAACTCAAAGAAAATTATGGTCCAGGAAATAGTGGAACTTTAGATGTAACACTAAATGGAGTATCTGAAGGATCTGTCACTTTCGATAATAATGATAATTCGGGAACATATCAAGATTTGGTAGTTTCAAATAACGTAGATTATGGAACTATAACAGGAGATCCTCAGGGTTTTTGGCAAAGTTATGATTTTTATGCTACTGGATCTAATAATGTTGGATGGAACGAACTTAAGTTCACACAATCTGGATTAGTATCACAATCAGTTCAGTGGTTATATGATACTTCAAATCCTGGACAACCAACTTGCACTTCTGTAATTACAGAACCACAAACAACTAACTATAATTATAGTAGTGGAATTGCTCATTTCAGTCAAGCAAATTCTTATGAAGTAGAATTGAATTTTGGAAATCTTTCTGGAAATGTATATCCTCTAAGTAATGATTTTATTACATCAAGTAGTGTTACTAATTTTACTACTTTGGGAAATATTTCATATTCAGATGCTGGCATTTCTTTACCATTACCTAGAAATTATTTGAGCATTGGAACTACAAATTATGTTGCTACTCTTTCTCTAAGAGATACACATAATGCTTCAAGTACATTTCCAACTTTTACAATAGATAATGGGTATCAAACTGTAAATCACACACCATCCTATAATAAAGTGATATTGATCAAGGGGGGAACTCCATCTTCATCAAAAGTAGACGAACAAAATATTGTTATTGGAGAAGGAGTTGGAACTGGATCTGGTTCTGGTGTTAGAGTAAATTCTAGTAGTGCAGTTGACAATCCAGCGAGTATTTGGAATGCTTCGACTATAAATTACAATACTTTTATTACACTAAATGACTTTGAAGCAACTGTTGTTGGCGGTGTTCTAAAACATGATGTGACAAATTATACAACAAATTATCTTCCAGTTGGACCAAACTTAAATATTGCTGGAAGATCTGGTGCTCAATATTTTACATTCAAATTTTCAAGATCATCAGTACAAAATTTTACTTTATTGATTAATTCTTCAACTGGAATTGCTGGAGCATGGATGACATCAAATATTCCTAACATACAATCTCTAAATTCTTCCACTAACGGTTGGTTGGATTTATATCAAAGATATTCTGGATCAGGAATTGCAATTGGTGGTTGTGCTATCGACTATATTATCCCTCTAAATACGGCACTAAATAATACAGCGATAGGCTGTACTTTCGGATCAGAGAGTAGTTCAAATTCTTCAACTGGCGACATTTTTGTAAGAATTAAACTCACATCTGGTCAATCTGTATCAAGTCTCAGCATTTCTCCAGTAACCCAAGCGTAGTAGTTTTTCAAAATGGCAATTCCAGATTCTGAAAAGTTAGACTATCTCTACAAGAAAGTAGGGCATAAGAAAATCAAAACAGATGTTGCTGAGGACAAACTACTCTACAACGAATCTATCTTATCTGTAGATGCTCCAAGAGGAGATCTTATTTGGTTTGCATCCGATAAAATTCCAGCAACACCCGCTGCAGTTACTGGTTATGTTGAAGATAAGTATACTACTGCTGCTCAATGTACAGCTAATTTTTCTTCAAAAGAACCAAGAAGATCTTGGAGAACAAACTTACAGGATTGGATTTCTCCCGAATTTGGGCAACAGTATCAAGTAGAAGTATATTCGAATAACGGATCATATAGACTATATCCACAAGGCGATAACAATAATGATGAATGGCATTTTGATTATGCTAGTGGAGTTTTAACATTTATTGGAGAGAATCTCCCATCATCTATAACCAGTACTACGACAGGATTTGTTCGTATCAAAGGATGGCGTTATATTGGACCCAAGGGAACTAATAATTACGTTGGAGATAAGACCACACTAACAACCGAAACTAGTGCCACTGTTGTTGATGCTATCAACGAATTAAAAAATAGATTAGATACTTCAAATACTACTGCTGGCAATCTAGCAAATACAGTAGATACAAATAACACAAATATAAATTTAAAAGTTGGCGATCTTGATCGATTAATTACTATTGATCACACAGATATTACTCATGCTATCAATGAAGTAAAGAGTCAATTAGTAAATAATGGCAAAGTAGTATCTCTAACAAGAAGCAGTGGTGGTGGTGGATATAACTCCACTGATACGTTGGTATCCACTTCAAGTGATAATGACGGTTCTGGTCTTGTTATTTCTTGGACGGGTGGAACTGGTGGTGCTGTTCCACAAGATGTAACTATTGAGCTTGGTGGATCTGGTTATAGAGTAGGAGATACTATTACAGTCTCTGCTGGTGGAAACAATGCTATATTCGAAGTTTCTCAAATTACAGATGTTAGCACTTTAGACACTAATGCTGTATACGTTGTTGATGGAATCAATGAAGTAAAGGCAACAGCAGATCAAGCAATATTGGATGCAGCTGCGGCACAAGCAGATGCAGATACTGGATTAGTACATGCCGATGTTGCTTTAGATAGGATTGGCAATCTTCCAGATTTAACAACTACAAATAAAGATGATTTAGTCTCTGCTGTAAATGAAGTAAGAGAGACTCTGATTGGTTCTGGTCCAGCAGATGGTGTTCAAAGATCAGTTGCTGGTACTGGTTATGGAGCAACTGGAACAAATGTAACAACTACAGCAATTACTGGTTCTGGTTCTTTATTGACTATTTCTTGGACAGGCGGAACTGGTGGTGCTGTTCCAGAAACAGTAACGATTACATCAGAAGGTGACGGTTACAAGATTGGCGATATTATTCAAATTGATAGCGGTAACTTAGATGCTAGGTTTAGCATTACATCTTTGTCATCGTCTTCGATCAGTCTATCTGCTACAGAAACTCAAAAAGTAATTCTGACTGCTTCAAATCAAACTGTTGATAAACCCCTTGCTATTTTAGAAGGAAGTGGAGCGACAGAAGGTATTCAATATGATAACGATTTGGTATACAATGCAGATACCAATACTCTGAGTGTAGATAACATAACAAATGTTTCTCAAAGTATTGGTGCTGGACTTATTGAAGATCAATCTCTCACTTTTAGAACTCTAACTGATAATGATGATAATACTGGATTCCACAGAGATGGATTTGGTGTAAACTTTACCACTGGTGGAGATCCGAACACAAAGATTCTACTACGTGCTGATGGAACAGTTGTTGCTCAAGGTCTTGCTACTAAGAACTCTGCAAACATTGAACTCACGAATAACGAAAGAACTATCTACGTTAGTAAAAACGAAGAATACGCAACAGATGCTTTTGATCAAACTGGTAGAAGTTTGAACAAACCATTTAAGAGTATTGAAAGAGCACTATTTGAAGTAGCAAAACAGTCATACATTGCTGGCGAAGGTCAGTTAGGTGAAGTTCCAGCAGAACAAATTGTGACTGGAAAAGAATATAAAATTGTTATTGCTGGTAATACAAATTGGACTCAAATTGGTGCTGCTAATAGTGATCCAGGAACTACTTTTATTGCTAATAGTCAAACACCAACAGGAACTGGTATCGCAGAAGAAGTTGGTGTTGACGCATTTGAATATTATACAATTATTGTATTCCCTGGTGATTATGATATTGATAACAGACCAGGAAAGCAAGAGACCGATGCAGACTTTGCTTCTTTCTTCAATACCGCTTCAAATTATAATACAGAAGAAGAACTTATTGAAAACCTTCATAAAATCAATCCACCTTCTGGTGGAGTTGTAGTTCCAAGAGGTACTTCTATTATTGGTCTCGACCTAAGAAAAACTATTCTTAGACCACAATATGTTCCCGATCCAGCAACACCAGCAACTCCACACAGATTCCAAGATGCTGGCAATTTAATCATTTATAATAGAGATTATATTCAATCCGAATCATTTGGTTGGTTACAAGATAATTACACTGCTGGAAATCAAGACTATAACAAAGCAAAATGTAAAAGAGATATTGGTTATTACTTAGATGCTTTAGTTGCTGATCTTCAGAAAGGAGGAAACTCTAATATCTATGATACTGCTAAGTTCTATTATGATGGTGCTATACTCAATCCTGGAATGATTGAGGGAACAAATGAAGTATTAGACACAGTAAGAACTCTAAGAATTGCTTCTCATATGGCTGTAATGGCAATGAGAAATAGTTCTTTTGTTACTCTAGCTACAACCAATGGAACTACTGTAACTTTCATAACTCCACAACTTGGTATTGTGCCTGGAACAATAATTGAAGGAGGCACTGGAATCACTGGCAGTAGACAAATAGTAGACGTAACCTATGATTCCAATGGAGCAGCTACGTCTGCTACTTTAGATACAGCAGTTGATGCAAATCAAGCATCTAATACAAACTTCACTTTTAAAGCTGGATCTTTCTACTCAATCAAGACTCCATACGGAGAATCCAAATTTGAATCTGGAGATCTTTTCGATCCTTCTGTTCCTGAGTGTAATGATGTTGCTAATGCAATTTGGACATCATATGATTTGTATGTCGATATTCTAAATGATAGTGTAACTTCTACTATTAGAAGAGTTCCTTATGGATTTGATAGAGACCAGGAAAGTGCAATTTTCAGGGTAACTGGTGGTTCTTATTTCTGGCAACTTACTATCAAGGATGCTATAAATGTTCCTCAGTATGTAAATCCATCTGGAGTTCTTACTACATATAACAATCAAAATGGTGTTGATGATACTGGTTGTTTCCCATGTAGTCACCACAGACTAGTTGCATTCAAGTATGCCAACGCAAAAGAACTTGATGAGTATTATCTAAAAGCTGTAAGAATTTATAATGCACAAACAAACCCAGATATTGGCGAAGATGAACTAACACGAAGAATTGAAGAAAACAGAATTGTTGGTGACGCTACTTCAGCAATTTCTATTGATACTGTAAGTTCTGCTTCTCCATATATTTTCAACTGCTCTCTCCGTTCTGTTTATGGAATGGGAGGTCTCCATGCAAATGGCGATGATGCCACTGGTTTCAAATCAATGGTTCTTGCTCAATATACGGGCATTTCTCTACAGAGGGATGATAGAGCATACTTATATGATCCTGCAGGCAATCCTACTTATAGTGATAGGACTAAAATAGTTACAAATGCAGATCAAAGACACACTAAGGTTGATTCAATTTATCTTGATGGATGGAGACATTATCACATTAAGTGTAGTAATGATTCTTTCCTACAAGTTGTATCTGTTTTCGCTGTTGGTTACGCAGATCACTTTATTTCTGCTACAGGATCTGATGTATCTATTACAAACTCAAACTCAAACTTTGGTAATATTGCTACATTAAGTTCTGGATATAAGAGAGCAGCATTTAATCAAGATTCTACAGGACAATTGATTGGTGTAGTACCACCAAGAGGAATCAATTATGTAAATGCACAACCAGTTGGTATTGGAGAAATTGATCAAAGGACATTCGCCGCCTGGCAAAATGCTGATGTAGCAGATAGACCTAAGATCAGTAAGATTTATGTCAAGAACCCAAATAACCCATACGGACTATTTGGTAAAGATGAAGTTCCAGAATATATTGAAAACAAAGGAACTGCGGAAGAGAAGCGTTGGTTGTTACTTGATGGCATCAATTATTTGTTAGGAAAAGGAAAGAATATCAAATTTGATCCAATTACAGAAACTTATGAAACTGGCGCAGATTTTGATGAGTATGTATATACTTCATTCCCAACTTATATTGGATCTGCTGTTCAAAAAGAATTTAGATCAAGACTAAGACTCAAAGGTAATGTCAACGAAGACGGTGAAATTTGTATTGATGCTGATACAAGTCAAACTGCATCAGACAGCACAGTTTTTTCTGTTCCAGAAAATGACACTAGACAATATTACGGATGGGAATATTCAGAGACTCAAGGGACAGTATATTATGGACATGTTGTTATTTACGTTATGGATACCGTTTCCGAATCTGATGTATTCTATTGGGGACAAGCTGGTGATGGAAGTTACTTTGAATTTGTAGATGCGGCATCATTTGCTGCTACTCAAACAAATGCTGATTTTGGAGCAGCAACTCCAATCGATTCTACCACCGAGAATACACTTCTCAAGAGAATCACAATGCGTTATGATTCTAACACAGATTACGCATTGAATACATTAGATAGTAGAGAGTTTGGTGAGAATTCTTCATTCCCAAGTTTGTATGCTAAGAGAACACCAGACAATAGATTACAAAAAGATCACACTTGGAGACTTTTGTATAGGATACCAAAAGATCAGATAGCAAAACCACCAGAAAGAAAGTATGTGGTTAAGTTAGCACTTGATCAAGCTCCATATTATGAAAATAGTTATTATATTTACGATGTAGAAACCCAAGTAGAATATCAATATCAACAGCAAGATGGATATTACTTACTAACAATTAGTGATGCTAACGTAAAAAATATTTTAGGATCAACAGATGAACTTCCAGTTGGATATTCCCAAAATCAATATTTCTTATATCCAGATGTAAACCTTGATAAACCAGAGTGGAATCCAAAGAAAGCATACAGTGTTTATGATACTACTCCAACAATTAAAACTGTTACTGTAGATGCTTCCAATCTAGAAGCAGATGGTTATAGCAGAAGATCCGAGTATTCAACTACCGCAGAAACTATAGAAACTCTTGTTACTTATTTGCAATCTGGTATCAATATCAACTCAGGTGTTTCTCTTTACACTATTGGAAGCAATGTTGGAACAACAGTAACTTTATCTACTGGCACTAACAATTTGATTGTTGGCGACATTATAAAATTCTGTTCTGTTGGAACTTCTTCCTTTATTGATATAGATACTTTCTATAGAGTTGCTTCTTCTAGTACCAATCAAATTACATTCAAGAGACTAACGGGAGGTAGTTTGATTGCTGCTGGAGATTCAACTCTAACAGGTGTAAAATTCAAGAGAATTAATTTCAAGTCAAACGAACCATATAAGAAAGTTGGTGGATCTAATGTAGAAAATGATATTGG